ACTGACCAAGTTTTCCCGTGGATTGGATGAGTGGTTTGAGCAACTTGGATTTGTGATGACGAAGGAGACTCCTGTGTATAACCTACACGAGGTGGAGTTTTGTCAGTGCAAACCCGTGTTTGGCTCCCACGGTCTCGTGATGTGCAGAAACTTTGAGAAAGCACGAGAGAAAGATTCAATTTGCCTGTTCGATATATCAAATCCAACCGCTATGGCCAAATGGCTTGGTGCGGTGGGGGAGTGTGGATTAGCACTCACATCAGGCGTTCCAGTCTTCCAAGAGATGTACAATTCTTTTGTGAGGCATGGCATGCCGAGCAAACTCACCAAATCGGTGGGTTGGCAGTGTGGGATGACTATGATGGCCAAAGGGCTACATTCCCGCTACGAGGAAGTTTCAGAGGACGCGAGGTTCTCCTTCTACGTGGCATTTGGTGTCACACCCGATGAGCAGGTAGCACTCGAAGAGTACTACCGCAACTGGTGCCCGGCGCCCGGTTGCCTGTATGATGTCGACTTGATCGACGTCGACACTGCTCCCTTCTAGTCAGTAAAATGACAAATACTCGTGGTGATTATTTGTGAAGATGAAAAATACAAACAACAAGAACAACAAAATGTCAAACAAACGCTCCCAAAATGGGAGGAGACGTAACAAGGGGCCCCGCAAGGAAGCAATGGGCAGCCTCACCGAGTACGGAGATAGCAGTGGTGCTGTTGTGGCACGGCCATTCACCTCAATGTTCAGTCCTGATCGACCCGGTCGCGCGTCACTACGCACTACCTTTGAAGCGATTGGAACATTGCGGTCTCTGACCCTAGCGAACGTGGCGGGTGTTGATGGGTTTCCTGATTGGTTCCCTCAGGCTGTATCACTACTTACACCTTTTAGCTTCTTCCGTATCACACGACTGCGTTTTGTTACGCAGATCAGCGGTGGTGCTGCTAGTGTGTACACTGTGGCTGCTAACGTTACAAACGACAGCGCTACTTCCGATGCTGGTGCTTTGACTATTCTCAACGATGATTTCGCTGGGGTTGCCAATGCACTGCGACCACTGGTTCTGGAGCCACCACCAGGGTACTTTCAACAAGGTTCCCTGAAGTGGTACCCCACTGACACCAATGCACTTGATATCGTGGATTATACCATGGGATCACTAAGCATGGTTGGATTTGGTGGTGCGGCTCCTGACACTGTCATCGGTTGGCACACTGTGGACGTCGAAATCGAGTTCCACACCCTTCGTTAGGTCTTCCTTCTTAGGAGCCACCTGCACAGCAATGTGGCAACCTCTTCTCCTGGCTAGGGACCGCAGACCCTATTTACAAAACTGCGTTATGGGATGAAAGTTGCAATACCTATACAATTAGGTTGCAGGCTGGCCGTTCGGCTAAAGAAAAATTTGAATTGATTGGCACCAATAGTGAGGTTGAGTCTAGAGTCGAAGTGGTCTAACCAACCCTAGTAGAACTAAAACTTTGAGGAGCCAATGAGCATTGTATATTTGCATATTTCGCTGCACCAGTGACGATGGTGTTGTGTTGGGACTCCGCTGAGCGGAGATAGTCAGGTGTGTTACCGCGAGGTAGCAGGGCTCACCGTGGACTTGTCAGCTTTAA